TTAGATGGCGCGCTTGATCCAAAGATGCCAAAGCTAGCAGTAGTGTTTGATCCAACGCCCCTGAGCCACACACTGAATGTTCGTGCTGAACCTGCACCATTGGTTACAAATCCAATGTTCATGTTTGTGAACGATGTTGATGCTGCCGTTGAAATTCTTGCGGCAGTATTGCTTTGTTGGTCTGGTCCAGTTTGTCCAAACGCAAGGATGTTGCCACTTCCGCTTCCGTTAATGTTGTTTCGGCCCCAACCGCCTGAGGTCAGGCCAGTCAAAACATTTGTAGCAGCATCCTCAATCAATAGACCAAGCGGCTTCAGTGTAATTGGGTCGTGATCGAGACGCGCAACTTGATTGATTGATGTGTGAGTTCCAGACGCAGCGGTTTGCAGCACACCGCTCGAATTGATAAATGTGCCGACTGTAGCGCGAAAAACATTTACGCGGCTGTCGATCACACCCTTTGTGAAATCAAGGTCAAGCGTTCGATTGTCGCTACCAGTCATTGTCGCAAGTTGTTTAAGTGCGCCGACAGACGATAGGCGACTAGAGCGAGAGATCGAGCTTCGCATATCAGATGACGCAGTAAAGTGCGCCGAAGGTTGTTGCAGTACCTGAACCCTTGAATTGTGCAGTGATGATTTGCGATCCCACAGTGTCAATCAAAGCACACGCAGGCGGATTAGATGCCGCCGAAACAGTCGATCCGGGCGAGTACACATTGACGGTTGGCACTCCGCTTGCAGAAGTGATTGCGTAGAAGAAATGCCGATTGACGCTGTCGATGCTTACGGCAGAAGGGTTTGTGCTGTATGTAAGCGTGAGGTCGGCAAGCACTGTTGGGAAGTAGAGCGTGTTTGCAGATTGCACATAGCTACGCCATCCGATGATCCTGACACCTGGCGAAGTTGCATTGCTTACTGTTGAGTACGGTGCAATCATCAGCAAGTTGGGCTGCTCAGTTGTCGAGTTGTAGAGCAGCATCGTTGCGCCGGTAGTTGACGGCGCGGTTGTTGTCGGGGCAGCGGTGGGGTAAGCCGCCGCAGAGTTGCCAGTTGTTTCAGCCTTTCTCAGATTTGGCTGCGGTGTGCTCAAGAACGAGCCGACAACGTGACCAGTAATGTCGTTTGCCGTCCCGTCAATGCGTTTCGTAACGATGTTTGAATGAATGCTCATGGTTTCCTTGTGTCGAGTTGCGACTCAATTCGTTGGAGTCGTTGGTTGTGAAACTGAACGCTTGCGTCGATGCGCTCCATCATGCGAATAAGTTGAATCCAACAGCCAACGACAATGACAAGCATGGAAATGACAAGGCCGATAAGACCTAGCCAATCACGAAACGACAGATTGACGATACGGCCTGACTCGGTGGTCATAAGAAATAACTAGGGGGTGGAGCCGAAGCCCCACCCCCCAGCTTCCGGGGGTTGCGTCAAAAGTGAATCAGCTTGCGCTGAACGAGATGCTGCCGCAGGACCACGGGCAAATCACATCAAGGCCGCACATGATCTGCGCCTTGAGGAACTGCGTGTTGCGTCGCTCGTCTGGCGAGATGTGACTCGTCATTCCCATTGCCTGAACCATGCCGATGCCGGGGCTTCCGGTATCCGCAGAGCACAGGGCAACGGCGACTGGACGCTTGTTGGTGCTTGCGCCAGTGAAAACGCCCTGATACTTGGCAACATTGGCAACAGCTGCATCTTCCGTGCCAGCAGATGGGGCGGACAGATCCGTAGAAGGCAGATTGTTGGTAACAATCACGTTGAAGCCTTCGAGGCGGCCAACGATTCGGTCATTGACATCGTTTGGCTGGTTCGACAAGTCTCGGTTGTACGTTGACGCCATTGTTGGAACGCTTGTGAGAGCCGATCCATCAAAGTTTGCTTCAAAACGCAGGACAGACTTGATGTACGGCGTGATGAACAAGAAACGACCTTCGGCTGGAACCGAACGCTCGTCAAACGTCTGGGCGAGTGAGTTCAGATTTGTGCGGAAGTTGTAAGCACCAGCTGGACTCGTTGGGAACGCAGTTGTCAGGACGTTGCTGCCAGTGCGATTGACGTTCATGCCGCCTTGATGAATGTTGGCAACGGAAGGGGCAACAGAACCCTTCATTGCGAGAATGGCGATCTTGCGATCAAGGATTCGCGCAATGTTGCGTCCGAGCTTGGTTGCATACGGACCGAGCACCTCGTAGTGCAGCAGTGCCAATTCGCGGAACGGAACATCAATTGCGTTGGCCAAGATCTCATCACAAGTGATGACAACCTGATCGCTCTTGATGCGCGAAACAGCAGAGCCAGACAGAACATTCAATTCAACGCCAGGTGTGTGGTAGGACGCGATTGGATCGTCGCCCATACGCGGCCACTGAGCTGAGATTGCTCCGTTGAGTTGCTTCGTGGAAATAAACGTGCTGCTGCGGTCGTAGAACACGCTTGCAGTCTGGAACGCCTCCACAACAGTTCCAGAGAAAACAGTCAGGGCCATATTGTCTGCTGTGTGGGCTGACCCACTCCACGCAGACAACGCCCTTTCAAAATTCGTATTTGCCATTTGGCAAGTCCTTTGTTTGATTGATGCGAAAAAGAAGAAACACGGGTTGCACGGGTATCCGTTCCGAGTCCCAGGCCGCTTGCGCGGGTATCTGGCTGGTCACGGGCCGTAGCGAAAAAAGGAACCGCCCCAATGGAAGGACGATCCCCAAACAGAAAGGTAAAACCCGCGGGGTCCGTGAGAACCACCGCGAGCGCAGGAGAGCCTAGCTTGGATCGGTTGTTTGCGCTTTGCGCTTGGGAGCCGAGGCCGCACTAGCCTGTGCAGCCTCCACCATCTCCCGCAGTCGAGCGTTCTCTGCCGCGAGCGTCATTGCGTCTTGGGCAAGTTCTGCCGCCGTCTTTGGCTTCAAAGACTGCGTAGACCTTGATGTTTCAATGCAGCGATCAAATGTCTCTTGCCACTCTTCGCCAAGAGTCTTGTTCCACGAATTGCCCGTGGCGATGTCAACAAGCTCGCAAACACGCTTCGAAGGATTGTCCCCACGAAACTCAACAGAAAACCGACAGGTTGACCCGATAGATTCAAGATAACTGACTTGCTGCGTGGTTGTTTGCACAAGGTTTTGGCTCATGTCAGTGGCCCTCAATGTAGTTGCGAGGCGTGTTTGCGAGGCGGCGCGAAGTCTCCTCGTCTACATACCCCTGCTTGCGTACTCGCGCCATCGCCTGCACAACCTCAGTCGTTGATGAATAGCCAGAAACAACTGCCGCAGGAACTTGACCAGACACAAGCGGGCGCGCCTTCCCTGCGCCTATCGCCTGTTGATGAAGGAACATAAGTTCTCTCATGGCAGAGGCTGCTTGTGTCGCGTCGGCAAGTCGAGCGTTCAACCGCTCAACATCACCCTTGGCGAGCGAGCTCGCAGCCCAATTCAGCACGTTGTCTCGTTGCGCCTGCCCGCCAGCAATGTTCGTGACTTCAGTGATTGCGCTTTCGACTTGCGACTGTGCTAGTTGAATCTTTGCTGCCTCTCCCTGAACGATGCGCTCTGCCATCGCTCGACCAATTCCAGCCTTCGCAAACGCTTCGACCGCCGAAAGCGGCAGTTGTCCACTCTGCATAAACGCATTCGTGGTTTCCGCAAGATTGATTCCAGTGCGTTGTGTGAGCGTGTCAATGCTCTCGATGGTGCGCTGATGCAACTGCTTCTGCGCTTCGAGGTATGACTTCTCCAAATCCTCTACACTCTTGTACTTGCCTGCAAGCAGGCGTGCATCATGCGTGTCGGTTGTTGCATTTCCGATCACCTGTGCGGCTGACGTAGGAGCCGCCGCCTGCGGTGGAGTATTGGGGATCTGAGCCGTCTCAAGAGACGGCGCTGGACTCGCGTTGGGCTCCGCGCTAGGCGACGGCGTTTCTGTTTCCTGCATTTGTGCTCTCCTCTGGCGTTAACTCGTTTGTCATAACATCTCCACCCACCTGAATCAGACGCTTTTGCGCCTCCATTTCAATCTGCTGCTGCATGGCAGCTGACGCTTCGGCGGCAACCTGTTCCTGGGTCTTGACCAGTCCAGGCTCAAAGATCCCGCTTTGGCGAAGCAGGGTGTCGAACAAGACTCCGAGGTCGATTCGCTGTGCCATCGCGGGTCCGAACTGGCTCATCGTTGCAACGAGCTGCAACAACTTTGCCTTATCGGCCTCTCGGCTCAGAGCTGCGATGCCTGTAACGGCCTCGATGTCCATGCTGCCTCGAGGGATCGTTGGGATGATCGCATCTCTCTGCATCTGGTACAGCAGGCGTTCGACGAGTGGAACCTGCTGCGAATCTGCAATCGGCGCGTAGACCCCGCCGAGAGCGCCCTCAAGTTCCGTTGCAATGCGCTGGATCTGGAACGCAGTAACGCGCTCGCCGCGCGGCGCACTGTCGGCCTCCATGAGCATCGCTACAGCCAAGTCCTTGCGCTTCTCCATCGCAGTCTGGTAGACCACATTGAAGTCGCTGCCCTTGTTGACGCTGAGGAACGCAATGTCCTGCACAGAACCGCCTGCGACTCGAGCCTCGATGACCTCGCCGCTCGGCTTAGCAAGGTCGCTCGCACGAACTTGCGAGTTGTAATCAATGCAGGGAACAAACTTGCTGCACATGCCTGCAAAGTCCAGCAGACGCTCGTGCAATTCGTTGAGGGTTCGCACATCACCCATGTTCGATTCGATGAATCCGCGCCCGTAGTCCTCTCCTGGCGCGAGCTCAAACGGCGTAGACATGAACGGCGTAACGGGTTCCTCGCTCACACGAACGATCTTCTTATTGATCTCTTGTTCAACAAGCCAGATGCGAGACATGGGTTGCCAGGCGCACCGCGTGAACAGATCCACGCCGCGCTGGTCGTATGGCTTGTCCTCGTAGTCGGTCATGTTGATGTCGGCGAGAACCGCGATTTCTTCAGGCAAGCCGAGCGGATCAATCTTCTCGCTGACAATATGGAACATCACGTCTTGAGACGAGTCGCGGCATGTCACATATTGATCGCGTCGAAACACGCGAAGTCGGTAGTCATCGGTGAACTGCTCGAGAACATCGCCGGTCACAAGAATCTGCGTGATGGCCTGACGCTTGCGCGAGCGGAATCCGCTGCGTCTGCGGTTGCTGTTGCCGCCCATGTCGGCGCTTTCAATTCGTGCCATGAGCAGCAGCTCTTGCACGGCAAGCGCACTCGCGTAACTCTGCAACTTCTGCGGATCAACCTTGTTGCTGTACCGAATGTGGGCGGCAGGCAGCAGGCGGAAGAACGGCGTGCCAGGCGGGTAGAGCGCCATCAGTAGCCGACCCTCTAGGTTTGCGATACCGCGTGATGGCAGGCTTGTGAATGTGTCCTCAAACTTCTGCGTTTCGTTGTGGCCAACCTCGGGCAGCACCCACGGTCGTGTGAGCGCCGAGCAGTGTCGTGCGCGCTCGAGGATGGTTTGTCTCTTGGCGTCTGCGTTTGCAAAATCGCGCGAGATGTTGCCTTCGCTGTAATTCAACCCATCCCCCCAATACTAATGCCAACGCCAGGTGCTCGGCCAGCAAACCGTGCGCGTCCCCGCACTGCTGGCGAATTTACAACACCCGTCGCAACGGCTCCGCGCATCTGGTCTGTGTTGTATGAGGCTAGTGCTTGCGTAAGGCGCTGTGCCGTAGCGCGGGACAGTTCCTCAGCTTTGCGCCTTGCGGCAACCGCTCGCGCCTGCGTAGCCGAGCGCTCTGTGGCAGACATACTGTTTGTAATTCCAGCATTTGCCTCTCGGTCAAACGCATCAATTTGGTTGCGTAGAGGTCCAAGTTCTTGGAATTGCCGTGCAATATTCGCAATGTCATTGGCATAAGTATTGCGATTACCAGTGTGGTAACCGCTTGCCAAACCTATCACCTCCGAACCGTGTCCACGCAACCTGTCCAAATCAGCCTGCGTTATGTCTGCGTCGAGGTTGTAATCACCAGACCGACTGTGTCCAAGAAACCTGTCCACTGCAAAGGGATCACTGTTTCTGCGTATTAAACGCTCGATGTTCCTTATCCCTGCTACAATGGCGTTTCTTCGAGATTTGAGGTTTGCGGTTAAGGCGTCGTACCGAGCCTGAAATGGGCTGACCATGCGCGCGCGCCGCGATGGATCGGCGAGCGTGGCATCAAGTTGATCGGCCTCTCGTACTGCCGCATCGTACTCTGCGCCCGACCCCATCGACTGTTCTGCGTATCGCCTGCGGTCTGGATCGCTAATTCGTGCGACATAGGTTCGGTAGGTGTTCGCAGTAATCTTGTCAAGATCCCGAAACTGTGGAATCCTAAGAGCCATAGGGAATCCTGAGTCCTATTCCGCCGCCTGCGGTATTCAGTTGCTCTTCATCGCTGCCATAGCTGGGAATTCGTGGCGGTTTAATTGTAAGTTGATCCTGCCCAACGCTTGGACCATCAGGATCCATTGCGGCGATCTCCTCATCGGTCGGAGTTTCCTCCTGTACGGGATTGTCCTCAATGTATTGGGCTAGATTGGTGTAGTAGAGCGCCTGATTCTCGTAGCTCGTTGCATCGTTCATGGCCTGCTGGTATCCCGCTGGATACGCTGTGCGGTAGTAGGTTGCCTTCCGACCAAACAGACCGCCGAGAAACGAGAAATGCCTGTCTCGATACGCCTCTTGGTAGGGCTTGTAGTTTGCTCGCAATGCCTGCGCTTGCTGCGTCAAACCCTGACTCATGCTGCGATAGAAGGTCGGGGAGAGCAGGTTGTCAAGACTGACATTGTTCAGTCCGAATTGGCTCATAGTTGACCTTCTTTCTTTGCGAGTTTAATGAGCGCATCCACAATACTGCGCTGACCAGCGGAGTAGTTGATGGCCTGTACATCGCCGGTGGTGATTGGCGTTGTAATCGTGACCTGCGGAACGGCGCGGTCAAGATCGTTAATGAGATCAAGAACGGTTGCGGGAAGCCGCTCTGGATAACCATGTTGACGAATAACCCCTGCTGTGTTCATCACATACTACGAAAAGAAGTATGGGCTACGCGCGACATCTGCGATATTCAAAGTGCCTTGCTCTGGCAGGTCTGCGAGCGTGATGTTATACATCGACTCCCACTGCGATTTCAGTCGAGCAGGCAAATCAACTGAGTGCAGGGCAATGAACTCGGCTCTCAACACCGCAGCGAGTTCATCTGCGTGCGCGGCATGTGACCAGAACGAATCATGGACCGCCGCGAAATCCAAACCCTTGCGCGCCATTGCGTTTGCGGTCATCAGCATGTGGCTTGCATCCACCGAATGCACGAAGTTTGGGGCAACCCCGTTCGTATTCCACGCAAGCTGCTGCGGCGAGTCCTCCATAGGGCTTGCCAGCGCAATCTCGTAGAACCCGCAATCTACCCCCACTTGGTAGGTTTTCATGTTCCAATACGGTTGCAGGACAGGGAACCCAAGCGGGGTTGTCCATTGGATTGGCCGCTTGCGGTCAGCCTTCAGGATTGCACCGCATGATTCGCGGAGCCACCGCATCATCCCGCTTGCGCCAGATAATGCTTCTCCGATTGATTCCATCACAATCTTCGATAGCCAGTGGGAAAGGGGCGGAACTTCTCGCTTGTCGATCCCTCGCTCAAGCAATCTGGGCTCTAGTTGGTTTCTCACCCCGCTCCTCGTAACGCCGTACACGCTCGTCATAACGGGCTGCTTGACCATCTTTCGGTCGATGAGGGGTGCTAGGACGCGCGCTTGCGGGATGCCCTCGAGCGCCATCCGTCGGACTGACTCGGCGCAGACCGCAGCAACGGCTGCGTACACGTCCTGCGGCCTTTCGGTTGGGGTCAGATTGACGCTTTGGCCACCCTTGAGATCGCGCCCCATTGCAGCGTACTGCTGAAGTCCGTTGCAAGACCCGTCCTGATGTATCGGAAGTCGCGCAGCAGCGGCGCTGTCGCACAGAGCGCGGCAAGCAGCCAGGAACTGGAACGGATTGTCAGCATCCATCCAGCCCTCAAATCGCAGCGGTTCGGACTGGAACTGTTCGATGTCCCTAGCCTTGCTGTCTACCCACGCGACTCGCTCGTCAAACGGCAGTTTGTCAATCGAGCCGCCCCAACAGTTGGCTGCGTGAACCTTGAGCCATTTGGTATTGGTCACGGGTACGGCGCGGGCAAACCGCAGCATCGCTCGACGCGGATCCTCGCCGGTGTGGTTGAGGTGCAGCGGCACGGGGTACACCCGTGATCGGAAATCCATTTGGTGCGGGAACCACAGTGCGCGTGCGTCCTCGAGCGAATCAGCGGTTGCGAGCGCCAGCAGCAAATCCTGCCGAGAGCTGAATGCTTTGGCGTTCTGTTCGTATATCTGTGCGGCCTCTCGTCTCCAGAGTTTCAGGGAGTCAAGGTCTGTCGGCTTCGGCGGCAGAGGAATTGGGTTGGCAGTCGGTATGCCAGCCACGCCGCCACCTTGCGCGAGGATGTCGCTGACGGTTTTCTTGATGAAAGGATCGACTTGCCACGCCGTATTTGAGAGGCTGTTGACAGCATCAAACACCGCTGGCATTCGTGCCGAGCGCAGTCGGGTTCGCAACGATTGCGTTGGCTTGACTACAAATGGCGTTCGCAGCCTGTAGTGGCCGCCCTCTACCAATTCACCGGTATCACTCTGCGACCACTGCAACGGCGGCACGACCATTGGGCCAAATCGTGGTCGCATCCCACTTCGGATCACCTGGGCGTGCGACAGCATCAACTGCACTTCTGGACGAAACGCGAGCCAGTTCTGTGGCCTGTTTCGGAAGATGTGCCGATTGACGCAAAGTGCTGCGTGCGGATTGCCCGCATCATCTTCAATCAACGCAACGCCAATGAGTTTCCAAACCAACGCCAACCCAAGAGTCCCTAGTGCTTTGCGGTTGAACACATGATCGTCCAGATTGTTTTTTGCCCAACGATTAATCAGCTGCGGCGTGCGCTTTGCGTGCCTGCGTATCTCACGCATCAGGTCATCCATGTTCGCCTTGCGCTCACGACCGATACGGGCGTGAATGTCAGCGACCGCGCTCGAGCCAACTGCGTATGCGGCCTTCACAAGCGTGCAGCCCTTTGGAGACAGCATCACATGGCTGATCGTTTCGTGCAGGGTAATTGCTGTGAGTGATCGCAAGTCACTCGCTTGCAATAGCGGGCCGTACAGATTGCGGTTCGGTCCCGCCTCCCCGATAGCAACCGACGCTCGTAGCGACCGTATCTCGCTGTGCAAATGGTGGAACCACGATCCACACAACCGTTCGGCTGGACGCAGGCTTGCGCCGTCACCGCGTTGGATTGCAGCCTCGCTCATCGCTTCATATCGAGCTGCCCCATCCTCTGCCGCTTTGCGCTCGATCTCGAGCTCTTGCGCCATCATCGACTCCGCCAGCAGCGGTACATGCAATGCAGCCTTCATTTGTTACCCCCATTGATAATTCTGTCGGTCACAAATCGAGCGCCACGCTTCTTGATGATGTGCAGTGGTGCGGGTCCGTAGGCGGCCCACAGTTTGCACGCACGTCGGAACATGGCGGTTTCAACGCCTTTCACGTCGATATACCGTTCCTCGCCATTCTCAACGACGCGAAAGTCAGGTCGGTAAACATTCTCGGGAACGCCGAGCGATAGCGTTGGCTGTTCCTGGATCAGTTGGATGACATGACTGTCGAGCAGGAAATGCAACTGCTGCGCGTACTCGCGTTCAGCCTTTGATGCGTACAGCTTGCCGTTCCAGCGCCTGTGCTCAGGCTGGGCTACGTTGTATTTGTGTGATCGCCTCTGCCGCACTCAGCGCCTCCATTGCGCTTGATATCAACCGACCCCCATCCAACCCGAGAGATATCCATTCTCTCGCGTCCTTTATTCCGCGTGGTGGGGCCATCACAATCGCGCGAGCCACAAACTCAAGATCGGCCGCCAGCTTCACCGCGCCACGCATACCTATTTCATCGTTATCCGCAATAATCGCAACATTGCGACCTCGCAGTCGCTCATTGAGGTCACCAGACTTGTGCAGGCAGCTCGCCCGACCAATGGCCTCCAACCCCTCCCCGATCAATGCAGCACAATCCGTTGGGCCTTCGCAAACGAATACGATGTCTGTGCGCTCCTGACCCTCTGGCATGAAATAGCCCTGCTTCGATCCGCTCAGTGCAAACTTCGCCCCATCAATAGTTCGGGTCCGAATACCAATGATCTTCTCAGTAACCGCGTTTCGCATCGGGAACGTGTAGGCGCTCCAGTGCTCGCTCCAACCAATCTGCATGGATCGCAGGGCGGCGCGCGAAACCTTCAGCTTGTTCGATACCTTGTCGAGCATGTGCGGGGTCAGCGCATTCATGCAACGAGCGTGTATTTCTGACCACTCAATGATCGGTTTGCATTTGCGATGAACACTTGGACATGTTGAGACGAGCGGCGGCTCAATCGTTGGTCGCCACGGCGTCCCCCCATTTTCATGGGTCCGACCTGCTTTGAATCCTGGCACTGTCCCATCAATGCTTTGGCGCATACACCAAAACACCTCGCCGGTATTGAGGTAGCAGCACCAATCGCTCTTCCCGCAAACGGGACACGGATGACGCTTTGAGCAGCGAAGCCATCGAGCGGTTTGATTCATCGTTTCCCCCACGCAGAATCAAGTATTTCCGTTGCTCGCAGTCTCGGCATTTCCCGAGTTTGCTCAGGCGTGTATCCCATTTGATGTAGGTAGTGCGCCTGCTTCAGAGAGCAGCAGTTGCCCTTCCAACGGCGCACGATGTCAGCAACAATTTTCTTGGCTGCTCCGTAGCCAAGTCCACTTGGGTTGACCCCACCCTTGACCAACACCCGCAACATGCCCTCGCTCAGTTCACGACCTCGATCAAATGCGGAATCCACTCGAGCAACACCAGTCGCAGAGAATGGATCTACGGCGCGAACCTGATACTCAGCCTTTGCGCGGATGGCAGCACGGCGCGCCTCCTGCTCGCGCCGCGCCGCCTCCCGCTTTTTCTCGAGCTCCTCCTCAGCGTCCTGAGCCGCCTGCTCTGGCCGCACACCCTTCTTCATGCGCTCGCGCGCCATCGCACAAATCTCATCACTGATCTCTGGACGCAGCACATTCAGCGAACAAACCAACTTGTGTTTGGTTGCGTTGCCCGAGAAGTCCACCACCGCAACCTCGCTCTTGGCGCTCGATGCAATTGCTGTGATTCGAGCATCAGCATCGACGCAGGCATCAACGAGACCTGGCAGCGGTCGAGTTCCCCGCCCAAGCATCTGCGCGTACAGCGCGCGACTCTTTGTTGGTCGCGCCATCACAATCGCTTCCACCTGCGGGCAGTCCCACCCCTCAGTCAGCACCATGCAGCTTGTCAGCACTCGGAACTGTCGATTCGCAAATGCGGAGAGCAGAGTTCTCCGCTTGTCCTTCGCCATTGAGCCGTCAATGCTTTGGGCGCACCCTGGCTCGTAGCGGTTCCACATTTCAGCCATGCGTGTTGCGTGATCGACGCTCGCAGCGAACACAAGCGTTTGCTTGCCTGCGGTTATCTCATGTGCCGGGGCGACAACTCCATGCAGAACCTTCTCGTAGTTCATTACACGCGCAAGATCAGACTCAACGAAATCGCCGCCTCGAATGCGAACATCGCTGAAGTCCAGCGCACCGACCTGCACGATGGATTGCCGAATTGGAACCAGCCAGCCATCGTTGATGGCGTCGAGCACGTCATACGAATATGCAATGGTTTGGAACGCACTCCCGAGTGTCTTGCGATCACCTCGATCTGGCGTAGCCGTGACCCCCAATACCGATACCGTTGGCCACCTCAAGAAATACTGCATGATCTCTCGGTAACTGCGCGCGCTTGCGTGGTGCGCCTCATCAACAATGACGAGACTGAAATCGCTCGGGTTGAACCTGTGCATCCGTTTCCTGCCGCCGTGTCCCGACAGCATGGTTTGCACGCTTGCAACCACATACCTCGACGGTCCAAATGCACACGTTTCGTTGCTGTAACGGTCAGCCATTTCAATGCTGGCGTGTTCGCCGGTCACGTCTTTGAGCTTCTGCGCTGCCTGCTCAATCAGTTCCTGGCGATGAGCAAGCACCAACGTCCGTTTTCGTTGCTGCCGTGCCAAATGCGAGAACACAACGGTTTTGCCTGTGCCAGTCGGCAGAACGATGAGCGCAGCACGGTGCGCTTGCAGCGACGATTGTGCGGCATCGAGCGCGCGTAATTGATAAGGACGGAGGTTCACTTATCAATCTCCGCAATTCTTTGCCCGATCCACTCCATGCAGTTGACCGCCATGCTGTTTCCGAGTGCCCTGTACCTCGGTCCGTCTGGGCAGTCCTCGGCGGGCTTCTTGCGCCACGGGATCAGCGTGTAGTCATCGGGGAATCCTTGCAGCCGCTCAGACTCACGCGGGGTGAGTCTGCGGACGATCATGGCTTGCGCCACCGCAGGCGGCTGCACAACACACTTGCCTTGATTCACATATTGAGAGCCAATGTGCTTTGCATCATCGGCACACAAAGCACCGACCACGGGCTGCAACACCGCGCCGAAGTTGTCTTTGTCAGGCATCCGCTGTGCGCCGTTTGCGTTCGACTTCGTCAGAGTCTCCGCGCAATCGCCTCCGTCCCACCAACGACCTGCTCCAGCGCAGCCTGAAGCATCGGCGGCAGTTGCTTGCCTCTGCGCTCTGCGCGGCGCAGAATCCCGGCGCACGCTTTCGCGCTCAAAGAGAACCGCTGCGGCAGCGGTCCAGTCTCCAAGACATCCGACAACGAACACACGTCGCCTCCGTTGCGGGACGGCGCGTGGA